CTTCACCACGCTCACCCAGCTTGGAGCGAGCTTCTGCAACGGTTGCAGCGGTCAGGAAGTTAGCTTCAGCGCCACCAGAAGCAGCAGCAACAGCTTTGTCCAGAGCGTTAGCGGACAGAGCAGTGCCAAACAGGCCAGCAAGCTGAGAGAACAGACGGGCGCTGCTCAGCTTGTTGATGGCGTCGGCCAGCTGATTACGGATGTGAAGCATTGGATCTTCACCAGCAGCCAGGATGGCAACATCATCCACGGCATACGCAAAAGCGCGGTGAGTGATAGTTGCGATCTGGGTTCCGGTTCCAACCTTTTGAGGGGTCAGATAACCAGCACCGCTGGTGCCCCAAGTTGCAGTACCGTCGATGATCTCCTCTGTGGGAGCCACGGGGTTGAACTCAGGAACTTGAATGCGAGTACCGCCTTCACGAGCATCGAGAAGAGCGTTACGAACAACAGCGCCAGACTTGACGAACAAGCTGCGCTCTTTAATTGCCTCAGCCACATAGGTGCTGAGATTATTCCTTTTTACGATGTCCGCAAGAAGGACACCGCCGGAATAATTCTGAAATGGAGCGGCCATTTCTTATTCAGGGTTAAGGTTTGCGGGTTCTCAAGTCACGGACTTGAAGTGGTGTCCCACAGGGACTATTTACCGGCCTCTCGCTTGAGCACAGCTGCAAGTTCAGGGTCGGTAGCTTCCAAGGTCATTTGCCTTGTTAAGTTAATACTACCTTCTGCCCACGGATTAGCGACACCCGAACCACCTGCGGTTCCTGTTGTCGGCTTGGCTCCCATGCCAGCTTGAGTGCTTGGCTTGAAGTGATGTTCGTAGCCAGAGCCTGGATTTTTAAGCTTGGCAACGTAAACACTGAGGTCTTCTTCAACGCCGCCGTTCAACACCTTGACGCTGCCGTCATCAGCCTTTTTCAGATTGCTCTGAACAAGTTGCAGCATTTGTTCGGCGTTGATTGCACCGGCCTGACTAATCACAGACAACGCAGACGTTTTCATCGCTGCGGTCTCGTTAGAGACGCGAAGATCAGCCAGTTTTTGCTCTAGCTCAGCAATTTGCTGATCCTTGGTTTGAGCAGTTTTGTTGGCCTCTTCCCAGAGATCCTTCCACTGGCCTTGGTCTTCAAGCGTTTTCTTGCGCTGCTCGTCTTGTTTTTTGTAAACGTCGTCGAGCTTGCCTTTGATGCCTTGAAACTTTTCCTCAGCCTCAGTGGCACGCTGTTGAAGTGCTTGAATTTGCTGCTCGTAAGCAGAAACATCCACAGCAGGAGTCTCAGTCGCAGCCACGGGCTGTTCAGGCGACACCACGGGTGTCTCCTGGATGACTTGTTCTTCCATTGTTGGGAATTGATTTACTCTGCTACTTTACTAGCCTTTGCTTTTTTGGCGGCAGGTTTCTTTTCTGCGGGCTTTTCTTCTTTTTTGGGAGGATTGATTTCCTCAAAACGAAGTCCCATGGGAACGAAAGCTGTTACCTCCTCAGCTTAGCGTCACAGAACCACCCAATTACTACTTGATGGAACGGTCACCGTAACGTTGGCCGCAATACTGACAGGGCCAGCACTCATGGCATTTTTGCCAGACGTGATCGAGTAATTCGACGTGATGTTTTGAGAATTTTCGTAGATCGCGCCGTCAGCAACTGCGCCGCTTGGAGCGTCTACCCAGCTGGTGTCATAGTCAGTGCCACTTGCCTTTTGCAACAACTGACCAGTAGTTCCGCCAGCTGAAATGCCCGGACCTGCTGGGCCTTGAGAACCCGTAACGCCTGTTGCACCCCTAGGGATTGCAAAATCAAAAACTGCAGCAGACGAACTGCCACTATTGGTAACGGTGACAGAAGAACCAACAGCCCCTGTCGAAACCGTGCCAACAGCAATGGTTGCAGCGGCACCATCAGAACCATTTGCGCCTGCAGCGCCAGTAGCGCCTGTAGCTCCTGTGGCTCCTGTTGACCCCTGAGGTCCAGTAGCTCCTTGTGGTCCTTGAGGCCCTTGAGGTCCAGTTGCACCGTTAGAACCATCAGCACCGTTAGCGCCTGCAGGTCCTTGCGGACCAGCCGCCCCCGTAGCTCCTGTTGCACCAGCAGGGCCAGCGGGACCAGCAGGACCAGTCGCGCCTGTAGCACCTGTAGGTCCAGCTGGGCCTTGTGGACCTTGCGGACCTTGAGCCCCTGATCCAGCAGCAAGTGTGCCATTAGCATTTACCGCCGTCCTTGGCGCAGTAGGCCGTGGAGTGCCGCTTTCGTCGGCAGTTCCGATTGCGACAGGTGCTCCTGCCCAGCCCGTTTCTGTCCTAGGGCCGTATAACCGCTTCGTTAAAACATCAACATACCAATCGCCATTACTGCCGATGTCGCCTGGCGGTCCATTGCCAGACAACAAGCTTTTAACTTGATCGACCTTTTTGGCGAGTTTTACTAGAGCAGCAATCTGTGCAAGCGTGAGGCTGGTTTTGTCTGCCATAACCTCACTGCATCATTGCGTTGATTAAACGGTCGATTTGATCGCTGTTAGGTGAAGACTCTTCAGCAGGCGGTTCCTGTTTCTGCTCAGCCGCTGTGGGCAGGATTTCACCTTGCACCAACATGTCGCGGAACTCTTCGCGGCTGATGACCTCATCTTCAAACAGCTGACCCATCGCTGCAATGTCTTGACCGATCAGTCGCTGCAAGTCAAAGTCACGGCTGATCTTCACCTTGGGTGGCTCAAGACCTAAATAATCAGCAGCCAAGTCATAAGACTTCTGCAGACCAGACTCCAGATCCATCGACACCATCGACAACATCGAGTTGGTGTCAATCCTGTCCAGACGACGAGCGTCAGCAGATTCAGCAACAAACTTTTGTTGACTCAGCGTGCTGATGCCGAGTGTCGCCATCTGTTGCTGCAACTCCTGGATCTCCGATGTCTGCGCTTCAAACGCGCTTGATGCAGGCTCCACGTAATAGACCTTGTTACCCGGCTGGGTCGCCATCGCGTAATTAACGCTGATAGCCATGTCTTTCGTTTGGTCGTCCCAGCCCTCAAGGACGAGCATCGGTTGCGAAGCGATGTGGAGGCTGTGGATAAGATCCGCTTGCCGTTGATAATGGGCCAGATTGAGATGAGCAATATCCAGTAGCGGTGGCTTACTGGTCATTGTGTCGGTTTTGTTCGCGTAAATCGTCACCAAGGGGATCTGATCGAGCGAGTAAGGACCAGACTCAACCAGTTCATACTCCGCCGTAGCGTCGGATTGATCGAAGGAAGAGGGATATGGGAACTGCCCTTGCATCGCTTTTTTCTGCTCTTCTTGCCGGAAGACGCGATAACGACCAGGCTCGATGACACGAATTTGGTCATACACTTTTTCTCCGAACTCACCGTCAGGGACTACCGCCTTTTCGCCAATCCGAACTTGTGTAAGGTTTCCGTAATTGGTTTCGCGGTCCAGTCGCCAACCGTAGACCTGAGTGGGATCCACCTCAATCCAATAGGGCCGACGATTAAGAGCACGCTCTTCTGCAAGACTTCTCGCATCCGAAGGCGCAGGAAAGTCAACCAGCGTGTGACAGTGCCCATACGTCAAGGCACAGATCAGGAGCCGTCGAGCGTACTCATCTAGATCCGATCCACATCCATCAACGTCCTTATTAAAGACATCTGTCCAATAAGGGTCGCCTTCAATGCTGATTGGTTTGCGAAGGATTAAGCCAGCAGCCGCTCGGATCAGCCGTTGGGTGTATGGCGTAAATACAGAGCGATTGACTCGCGCTAGATACGCTGAATAGTCCTCACGGGGCTCTAAAGGCAGAAATGCTTCGCAGTTATCACGCAAATACTCCGTGCCGTTTGTGACGGCTTTCATGATCTCCCAGCCCTTCATCTGGTCAACCACTGCCCGTGTACGGACAAATGGACTGTCAACACTCCCCATGTAGGAGCTGCTGACCAGATGGGTCCTGACGAGCCCTGGGACGGAGTAAGTCATGTTTTCATTTTAACCGTTGATTAGTTGTTGCAACCCCAGCGACGACGGGCAGCTTTGCCTCTTTCGCCAGTCCAATTCTTGCTACGAGCGCAAAATGAACGCTTACGAGCAGCTTCTTCTTTGGTTTTTGGCTTGCCAGTTACTGGTGGCTTTAGGTTAGAACCCGTTTCTCGGTTATACCGAGCACGACCTTTGGCGGTAAGACCAGCACCCTTGCTAACAGGAAGCTTTTCGCCTCTGCCAACACTCAAGCTTGGTCCTTTTTTGCGTTTTTTACGTTCAGCCATGATAAGCAACAACAATGTGTGGAGTCAGAGCCACTGTGCCAGATGAAATGGACGCAATTCGCATCCGAATCGATGTGGCGGCTTTGCCGGTGTAAAAATAAACGTATTGACCAGCAGCATTGATTGTTTTGCTGGTGTCAATCGTGAACCAGTTGCCGTTGCCGTTAAAGTTTGCCTCTAATGCAATAGTAAAGTTGGCAGAACTGGTTACATTTGCCGCAAAACTGTATTCACTAGAGTGTGCGTGGACTTGAAACCAGTCATCCACTGAACTCATTGCGTTGCCAGTGAACTCGACCGTGTTGGTAAAACGGTCAACAACGGTGGTGCCAACATTAGCCATTACTTTTTACCTCCGGGTTTGCGGCGCTTATGTTGGTAGCTTATCTTTTTCGAGCCGGTTTTTTCGCGCTTGAAGCGAGCTTTTTCGGCAGGAGACATCTCCTTAGTCGTCTTTGGCGTCTTGTCGGACACCCGTTTTGATGGTCGGCACGCTGGATACGCTCTGTCTTCACCTTTGGAGCGGCCACAAGGCTTCCCGGTCTTTATATCGACCCATTTCTCGTCAAACCATCTGCCCAGGCCGCCACGGCCCTTACTTGGCTTTTTTGGTTTTGCGGGTTTTCGTGGTTTTTTTCGTTCCGCCACTGGTTGCTTTCCGATAGGTGCCACCACGCTTCTTATATTCGCGTACCAGCCACGCATTTGCATACGCGCTCGGATAAACCGCGAACTTGCGCTTGGCTTCAGCC